TTTTGCGCAAGCGAAGGATCTCGTCTGGGGATATTACAAATACTACACGGGTGTCCTCCCACAAGTAAAGGTGATGGAAGGCGATCTTCAAATCACCCTACCGAATGGAGCAATGATCAACTTGTACGGCGGCAGCGCCGCTTATGAGAGGATGAGGGGCCTCTATTTCGATGGAGTTGTGGCAGACGAATACCCTATGCTTAATCCTAGTATGCTTGGTACTGTTATTCGCCCTTGCTTGGCTGACTATCAAGGGTGGGCCGTTATAAGCGGAACCAGCAACGGGGACGATCACTTCCACGATCTGAAAAAGAGGGCCGAGAAAGAAGGCGACAAGTGGGATATATATTCTATCCCGGTTGACCAGACCGATGCGCTTCCCGAAGATGAAGTCGCGGAGATGCGCAAGGACATGACGGCGGACGAGTTCGCCCGTGAAATGATGTGCAGCTTCGACGCGCCCATCGAGGGGAGTTACTACGGTGACGTGGTTAACGAAATCCAGCTTGCCGGACAAATTACCGGCGTCCCCTATGATCCAAATTCGCTGGTGTGGACATCTTGGGATCTGGGCATTGATGACGAGACTGTCATTTGGTTCATGCAGCGTTGCGGAAGAGAACTACACGTTATTGATTATTTTCAAGGGTCCGGGAAAGGGCTCGATTACTACGTGGCGCAAATTAAGTCGAAGCCCTACGCATACGGCTGTCATGTTCTCCCGCATGATATCAAGGCGCGGGAATTGGGCACTGGTGTCTCGCGCAAGGAAGTGCTCGATGGCATGTTGCCAAATACGTTCGTCTGTCCGCAGCACAAGGTGGAGGATGGAATTTCCGCTACAAGGGCTGCGATAAGGACGATGTGGATCGACGCCGTGCGTTGCGAGCCGGGAATAATGGCGCTGCGGAACTACCACAAAACCGCGACGGGAAAGCCCCTCCACAATTGGGCTTCCCATCCCGCGGATGCAATTCGGGTGGGTTGTGTTGCGCTCAACATGATCCAACCAATGGTTGGCGGGTCGAACGTAATTGGAATAGGCGAAGGCGCACTTCGGCGCAACCTCAAGCGGATGGCTAGTGGGCCGAGGAGATATCGATGAACTACAATAAACCCCCCGGAGACGGCCAGCCTCTCGATCGACTATTCGATAATGGCGTCGTGGGCCAGCTTGGGGTGCTCGAAGGGTCCGGATCGAATTACGGCGATGGCGAAGACGACAACATATATACCGCGTCGGTGCGGGATCTCATCGAAGATGCCGTCAGCTTCGAAGAGTCAGTCCTTGGACCCGCCCGTGACGATAATCTGAGGTTCTTCTATGGCGAAATTCCCGAACCAGAAGGCGAAGGAAAATCTACAGCAGTATCTACCGATTTTCGGGATACTGTCATGGCTATTCTTCCTAGCCTTATGCGTATTTTTACTTCCACTGAAAATGTGGTGAATTGCTCGCCGAACTACAAGGGCCAAGAAGAAATGGCCCGGCAATGCACAGACTATCTCAACCATATTCTCTGGGAGGATAACCCCGGCTTCCTGATCATCCACGATATCGTCAAGGATGCTCTGCGATGCAAGACGGGCGTCGTGCGTTGGTGGACGGACAACGAAGAGGAAGTGACAGAACAGGAATACCACAACGTAACCCAAGAGCAGCTCCAATACCTCATCAGCGAGAATCCGACCATACAAGTGGTCAGCAGCGAACCCGATCCACAAAATCCGCAGGTTTTGGCTACCCTCAGAATTCGCTTCACGAAATCCCAGCCGATGACGAAGATCATGTCGGTGCCGCTGGACGAATTCCGAGTGTCGCGGAAGGCCAAGGACGTCGAATGTGCTCCCTTGATTGGCCACGACCAGATCGTGAACGCGTCGGAACTGGTCAAGCAGGGTTACGACCTGGAAGAAATCCGCGAGTATATGAACCAATCGTCGGATAATTACTCCACCGACCGGCTGTTCCGAAATCAGGGACTGGATCAAGGGGATCTGTCCGATGCATGGGATGTTCGTTACGGTTGTTATTTCGTCCGCATTGATAAAGATGGCGATGGGATCGCTGAGCTACGTGAAATACATACTATCGGCGATGATCATCACATACTCTATGATGAGGTTGTTCAGTACGCCAATTTTGCTGTTTGGTGCCCTGATCCTGAGCCTCATACTCTTGTGGGAGATTCCCCGGCTGATCTCGTAAAAGATATCCAAGTCATCAAGACGAATATGCTCCGGGGGTCCTTGGATTCGCTGGCGCAATCTATTTGGCCTCGGACGGTTTTCAACCAGACCGTTACCAACACCGACGACGTTTTGAACGACGAGATCGGCGCACCAATTCGCACCACGGGTTCACCGCAAGATTCGGTGATGTCAATTACGCACCAATTCGTCGGTCAGCCCGTTTTCCAGATGTTTGGAGTGATGGAACAACTCCGACAGGCCCGCACCGGTATCTCCGACGCATCGAAGGGAGTCGATCCTCGCGCGCTGCAGAGCACGAACGTAACCGGTATTGATGCGATCGTACAAGGGGCACAGGAACGGATCGAACTGTGCGCCCGTATTTTGGCCGAAACCGGGATGAAGCAATTGTTCCGGGGACTGCTTCGAGAGATAGTCAACAGCCCCAACCAAGTTCGTACGGTCCAGCTTCGCGGCAAATGGGTTGATGTAAATCCGTCAACATTTGATCCGACGATGCGCATATCGGTCAATCCGACCCTCGGGAAGGGTTCCGATATGACGCGGCTAATGGTTTTGCAGGAGGTGAAAGCCACGCAGACCGCTATCATGACCCAATTCGGTGTGGAGAATCCTCTCTGTGGCGTCCAGGAATTTCGGAATACCCTCGTCGATATCCTCGCAATCGCCAACGTCAAGAACGTGGGGAGGTACTATCGTGAGATCACCGAGGAGCAAGTCAAGAAAATTGCCGAGACACCCAAAGAGCCTGATGCAGCCACCCTTCTCGCGCAGTCCGAGATGGAAAAGAATCGCGTCAAGATGGCTATGGAAATCTCCAAATCGAACTTCAACGATCGGAAACTACGTGTGGATGATGATTTCCGCCGCGATCAGGCGGTTATCAAGGGACTCCTTGATGCGGCCAAGATAGAGGCCCAATTCGCTGTCGACGTCAATGAAGCCGAATTCGAGGCTGAAAATACCCCACAGGAAGTGCCGCAACCCGCTCCACCTCCGCTCCCAGTACCTTCAATAGCAGGACCACCCGATGGACAACAAGATGCCCAGTACGGAGCCGGAACCCCGCCTCAATAACCACGATGTGGAGGAGAGGGCGGCTCAGGCGGAATCAATGTTAGCCAGCGAAATGTTCCGTTCTGCTATGGACGGTGTATATTCCAGGGCGGTTGGAACACTACTGGAGGCGGATATAGGTAGCTTGACAGCCACCGGGGCGCATGCTACCATGAAGGCAGTCATTGACATTAGAAGTCAGTTGGAACAGTACATCAACGACCACAAAATGCGTCAGAAATACAATAAAGGGGATGTGTAATGGCAGATGGACCTCAGGCATCAAACGAGATGCCTATTGAATCTCTGTTCCCCAATGTCGGCGAAGTAGAAGTCGATGAGGAATCCCCCGCGAAGGGCGGCGGAGACGATCCAGAGGAAAAAATCTATGGCAAAGATTCGAAGCCCGCAGCCGGTCCAAGGGATCCTAGCGAAGAAGATGGATCAGATAGCGACAGCGACGATGACGAGGGGGACGCTGGAGAAGATGAGTCCGACGACGGGGATGACGATTCTGGAGAGGAAGGGGCCGAGGATAAAGAAGAAGCTGCAATACTCGCCCGGAAAGTTGAAGTTACGGTCGATGGGAAGCCTGTAGAAGTTTCCGTCAAGGAAGCTCTCGACGGTTATATTCGGACCGAGACTTTCCATCAGCGGATGAATCAGCTGGACGAGGCGAAAAAGATAGTTCGCCGCGCCGCTGCCGATGCTGTGCAGAATTACGAGTACTCAATGAACATGGCGCGTCAAATGCAAGCGCACATGGAACAGATGATTCCCAAAGAGCCGGATTGGGACGCAGAATTCGCCAAAGACCCCGCACACGCGCGGGAACTACAACGTTACTACGAGAAAGCAAATGGGTTCCGTGCGCAGATGAACGCCCAGATGCAAGAAGTAATGCGTAAGCAGACGGAATCAAGTCAAGTCCAATTGGCGGCATTCGCTGAGGAAGAAGCCGCAAGGTTCGAAGCCGCGAACCGTAAGAATTGGAGCGATCCCAAGAAGAAGGCTAAGGACTTGCAGTCGATGCGCAAGACCGGGCTGGCTTCCGGGTTCTCCGAAGAAGAATTGTCGCAAGTGTACGACAGCAGGATGCTTCAGGTTCTCTTGAAGGCATCGAAGTACGACCGAATGATGGCTGCCAAGCCTAAGCCAGTCGTTCAACAGCCGCAAGGCAAGCCGATTGCTCCGGGAGCGGGAAGCGCTAAGTCGCGCACGGCTCAGAAGGGTGTATCTTCGGCAATGAAGAGGCTCAACCGCACCGGTCGCATGGACGATGCCGCCGTTGTGTTCGATCAACTCATTGCAAGAGGTAACTAGACATGCCCGTAACTACAGGTGCATTCACCACCTACGGAGCGAAAGGCAACCGCGAAGACCTTTCGAACTCCATCTACAACATCGACCCCTTCGACACCCCCATCATGTCGATGGCTCGCCGCCGGAATGCCAAGGCTCGTACGTTCGACTGGCAGACCGAGAACCTCCCGGTTGTTGACCCGAACAACGCCCAACTCGAGGGCTTCGTGAACGTCAACAGCAACGCGACCCCCACGGTTCGTCTGACGAACGTCACGCAGATTTCGAAGCGTGATGCTACTGTCTCCGGGTCGCAGGAAGCCGCCGATGCCGCTGGCAAGGGCTCTGAGCTTGGCCACCAGATGGCAATGGCTTCCAAAGTCCTCAAGTCGGACATGGAAACCATCATGTCGTCCCGACAGGAGCGAGTTGACGGCGATGCCACCTCCGTTGCCCGTAAGACTGAAGCCATCGCTCATTGGCTCGGTCGCGCTACTGACAAGCTCGGCGCAGTTGCTGGCGCTGTCATTGGTGTTACGGCTGGTCTTCCGACCACGGCTACTGGTGCTTTTGCTGCTGTTGCAGGTGCTTCGCAAGTCGCGTTCACCGAATCGATGGTAGGCGATGCTATGCAGAAGGCGTACACCAACGGTGCTTCGCCGGACAACATGGTAGTTCCCCCGGCGATCAAGCGCACCGTTTCCACTTTCGACGGTCGTAACGGTTCGCAGATCCTCGTCGGCAAGACTGAAGTTACCGCTACTGTTGATGTTATTGCTACTGATTTCGGTCGTATCAAGGTTCTCCCCTCACGTTGGGTTCCTTCGGACGTATCTTTCATCCTCGACGCGGATTATCTTGCTGTTGCGTTCTACCGCAACTTCAAGACCGAGCCGCTCGCGAAGATGGGCGATGCCGAAACCCGCATGATTCTTGCGGAGTGGGGTGTCGAAATGCGCAATCCGCTGGGCCACATCCTATTCAATGGTGTGAAACAGGGCGCGATCATTACGACGATGGTTACTCAGGCACAGTTTGATGCGTCTACCAAGCCGCATTCGACCAGCCCGGTGATCTCCGACAAGAAGTAATCTTCCCCCCTTATCAGCCCCCTTAGTTGGGGGCTGATCTTTTGGAGGTTCATATGCCGAGTAAGTCTGCAAAACAGGCTCGCACGATGGCGGCTGCTGCTCATTCGCCCAAGTTCGCGAAGAAGGTGGGCATTCCAACTAAGGTGGCTAAGGAATTCAATAAGGCTGACAAGGGGACGGGCAAAATTCGGCCTAAGAAAAAATAATGGCGGAGTACCATCAACGGAAGCCTAAAGGCCTTCTTGATGCTATTTACAACGTTGGGTACGGGCTGTCGCAAGACATACCCAAGGCTATCAATTGGTTTGGCGAGCAGGCGCGGAAGCCCCAAGAAGAGGCGATGGCCGATGTGGTTGCCGCCCCCGGCGCTGTCGCAAAAGCCGCGTACGAATACACGGGCGATTTAGCCAAGCGAAATTTCGAGTCGGCGGAGAAGCTGAGCCGGACCGGCGTTTACGACCCCGCCCCCGTCCTGGAAGCGGCCACGCTTCCAATGGGCACCGGGGCGATCGCAGGAGTCCCCTTACGAGCCGGTGAAACCGCACTTGGCGCTGGTATCCTTCGACCCACAAAAGAACTACCATTGACTGGTGGCTATCATGGGACCATCGCTAAAAATAATTTCAAAAAATTCAAACAATCAGACGTTGATTTAGGGACACATTTTGCGGATGACCCTGACGTCGCAGTTCAGTATGCTTTAGGAAGCACCATGGGTTTTGAGGGATTAACGGAAGGAGCACGAACTATACCGGTTGTGGCAGACATAAAAAAGTCGCTTAAATATCCAACCGACCCCACAAATTGGGCAGAGCCTGAATGGGTAATGGAAGGGTTAAAGAGACATATAAATGATTATGGGTTTAAAGCCCCTAAAGGTTTATTAGATGATATGGTTGCAGCGGAAAAAAGCTCTGGCGGATGGCAGAAAAATTTTATACCAATGTTGAAGGATAAGAAATACGACTCTATTATTTACCCGCACTCTACGTATCCCCGTTCAGAACCAGATTTTAATTCTTGGTTAGCTTTTGATCCCCGACAAGTTACGCCTAGACTGTCAGAAGAAGGTCAGCAACTTATAAAACAACGAGGAATATATGAGCCATCCAAAAAATTAAACTATTTAGATGATGTTGAGTACTGGAACGAATTGCCCGAAAGTGAAAAAGTGTGGTTCAAACCCCCAAGCAAACCAAAACCATCCAGCGCTCCTTCACTCCAAGGCACTACGTTGTCGGGCCAGTCATTGCCATACATTGAACAAGTACAAATACACGGATTATTGGACAAATTGGAATCCGGGGAACTTGACCTTAAGGGGTATATCAAAGAACATGACAAGTTGTTTGGTTTAAAATAATGTTCCGTACTACTTGACAGCTGACTAAGGGCATGCTACCATGGAAATTAAACGCGTGTACCAAGACGACGGCGCTGTTAAGCGCACCATGATATGGGAAGACGATCAACCCGAAAAGGTCCATGTCTACACAGAACAAGACCTAACGCAGACCCTCGAAAACAACAAAATAATGAGGGACCTTCACCCTAGACGCTCGACCAACAAGCTGGTTGCACGAGGGGTGCCTGTCTCAGTCTACGAGAAATCTATCCTCGAAAACTGGGACGATAATGACTGGAAACGTTGGCTCAACGATCCAGACAATAAGGCATTCCGAGTTTGGTCAGGGCGGGTCTAATG